CTGATTGGAATACATTTAACAATAAACAACCTGCAGGTTCTTATGTGACTGTGGGCGGTGCATTAGGTACTCCTTCTAGTGGTACATTAACTAACTGTACAGGTTACACATACGCTAACTTATCAGGCACTGTTCCAACTTGGAATCAGAATACTACTGGTAATGCTGCTACTGCTACGACTGCAACAACAGCAAATGCTTTAAATACTGGTAATAGCTACACCATGACTCAGTTAAACACCACTTCTGGTCAAGCTGCTCAGTTTGGTGGTTCTGTAACTGTTGGATTCCACGTAGATGCTACGAATATTGCTATACGTAGACCAACAGCTGGTACTACTTATTTTCAAAGTACAAGTGGGGGTGTAACAGACGCTACGTTAAATGCATCAGGATTTACAGCTACAGGTAACGTAACAGCTTATTCAGATGAACGCTTAAAGAAAAACTGGAGACCTGTTCAAGAAGGTTTTATTGAAAAGCTTGCTCAAGTGAAGTCAGGCGTTTATGATCGTACAGATATTGAAGCTACTCAGGCTGGTGCCTCAGCTCAGGATATGCAAAAGCTTCTTCCTGAAGTTGTACAGGATGGAGAACATTTATCACTTGCATACGGTAACGCTGCTTTAGTAGCTGCTATTGAATTAGCAAAACAAGTTGTTGAGCTTAAGAAAGAAATTGAATTGTTAAAGGCTAAATAATGCCATTACCATCGTCAGGCACAATTACAATGGCTCAGATTAATGCTGAGTTTGGTAGAGGAAACGATTTAAATTCTTATCGTGGAACTCAGTGGTATACAGCTGCTGGTGGTTCTGGGACATTCTCTACTGGTGCTCTTAGTATGAGTGACTTCTATGGTAAACAATTAGCTTCTCCTACTTTTAGTTTTACTATAACATCTCATCAAGATAGAGCTAACTTAAGAACTCTTGCATTAAATGCTGGATGGAACGGCTCATCTGCTGTTGTTGCTACACTTGCTGCTGGCTATTGGATTTACTCAGCGACTACAGCAACGGCTGCGTTAACAATTGACGGCTCGTTTCCAAACGGTGTTACATTTATTAACAACCAGTATGTTGCGGGCATGGGCGGTAACGGCGGTGCGGGCAATAGTGGTGCAGGTGCTGCTGGTGGTCTTGCTTTAGCTGTAAGCACTTATGTCACAATTTATAACTACGGTTATATTGCTGGAGGCGGCGGCGGAGGCGGTGCTGGTGGTACTGGTTCTGCTACTGCGTCTACCTATGTACTTGCTGGCGGCGGTGGAGGAGGCGGCGGCGGCACTGGTTTAGGAACATCTCTTGGCGGTGCTGGTGGTCCTGGTCTTGGAACTACACCTACACAAAACGGTCAACCTGGCAGCAATAATTATGCTAATAGCGGCGGAGCTGCTGGTGGTGCGGGCGGTTCTGGTAGTGCTGGTACTGGAGGTGCTGGCGGTTCTGGAGGAGGATGGGGATCTGCTGGTAATAACGGTGCTACTGCAGCAGGTCCTGCTGGTGGTGTTGGCGGTGCAGCTGGTTATTGCACAAGCGGTAATGGCTATATAACATGGGCATACGCTGGAAATAGATATGGACCTTTAGGATGATTACAAAAAAACATTTAGTATTTAATGCTTTAACAGGGCAATACACATACCTAGAAAACAAAGAAGATGTTGCACCGTTAGTAGTGCAATATGCTCTTGAGCTATATTATGCTCAGACAAGAAACTTGTATTATAGAGCTGCCTTTGTTGATGAGCATAACCATGAGTTTATGGACGAGTCCGGTGAAAACGGGACTGAAATACCTCCTGAATTATTAGCCGAAGCTATAGGTAAAGTAAATGCGGACATATAAACTACCAGAATTAAACATTCCAGATTCTTGGGATAACGTAGATTCTTTTTTAGATTGGTATATAGCTAACAACATGCCAATACGGTTTGGCGAACATCAAGAAGTGTTTTTGTCTGATGACGCTACTGCTGTTTGTTTGTTTAGGCATGGGCAGTTTCAAGTGGAGTTATATAGTATTCATCCAGACCCTTTAGTACAGATGCATGAGCATCCTGGGGTAGAAGTTATAAAGGTAAGATTTACTTCTGACACTGTTATTGGGTTTCCAACACTACGAAAAGGTCAATCGCACGGTGCTGGTTTTAGACTTGAATGTGAAGGATTAGGGTTTCCTTTATTAGCTGTTCAGCATTGGGTCAATGGAGAAAAACCAACAACAGTTGCTGCTCAATGGCGAGGTAAAACAGTTGGTCCATTACATGAGGATTTAATAAGACGCTTTCATCCAAACGCACTTGTTCTAAACGGCTATGCTGATATTACAAGGACTATGGATTATTTAAAAGAGGTTAAAAATGTGGCAAACGGTTGAAGAATTTGCCTCTTGGTATAAGGCTAATAATATGCCGATGCGTCCACCTAAAGACGATCCTGTGTATGTTACAGAGATTAGCATGAGTTATGTTTTGTTTCGTGATGGACAGTTTCAAGCAGAGTTGTATTTGGTTAAGCCAAACACTGGTTCACCACAACACAGTCATCCTGGTATTGAAAACATAATTATGTTGATGGGTGGGGATATAACACTTGAAGATAAATCAGGTGCAAGACTTTCTCCTCCTAAAGGCATGGATATCTTTGGTCTTTTAGGTAGTACAATTCGTAACGGTGAAACACATGCGTTGCTTTGCGGAGATAAAGGCGGTGCTTTTTTAAGTCTTGAAAAATGGGAAGAAGGTATTAAGCCCACCAGCGTGACTATTCGTTGGGAAGGTGATACATGTGGAGAAGCACATACAGCTTTAGTTGATGTTTCATGATTAAAGAAATATTTCCAATTAAAATTTATACAGCTCAGTTTCCAGATTTTGAGTTAATTCAAGAAGATTTAGAATCTGAGATACGTTCTTATTTTGATGTAGATAGAGAAGCATTTAGTAAACATAGATTGTTTAATAACTCTTTTAGTTTAGAAGGTACACTTCCTCACGAAGTAAGAGATTTACATAAACGACTAAAGAATCAAAAGATTGTTGAGTTTATTGAACACCATATTAGTGAGTATTGTAAAGAGCTTGGATTTTACACCAGTTCAAAACCAGTAATAGATCACATGTGGGCTAACCTGACACCAAAAGGTGGAAACATTATTCAACATAATCACAATCCTTTTGAGATCGCTGGTTCTTTTTATGTAAACGCAACTCCAGATATGGGTTGTATTGCTATGGTAGATCCGCTTGAAGTTATTAGAGGAAGACTTCCAATCTATAACTCATCTGAGTCTAAACAAGGAAGATACTTTTTTGATCATGTAGAGTCACCAGCTCCAGGAAAACTTGTGTTATTCCCAGGATGGCTATATCACAAAACACAGCCAAACCCTAGCGATAAAGAACGTCTTGTCATGGGGATAAATGTATACAATTCTTTAAGGATGTAAGATGGCTTTAACTGTATATCAACTTGAAACAAACTCTGTAATGGCGTTAGGTCTTGTAGGAGAGTATCCAAATAGTTCTTTATTTCCTGATAAAAAAGCAGTAGCTGATAGCGTTAAACCTGGCTGTCTATATTTAAACTCTATCTATAACGCAACAACAAAACAAGTGTTGTGCCATGTTTTTGTATCTGGGTTGTTTTTAGTTCGTGTTTATCAAGATAATAGAACAGAGTTGTTTGAAAAAGATTGTGTAGTTGATGGTGTTACATACGATTATGTTTATTTTAAAAACAATACTCCTACAACTTATTACAAAACTACCGGCGATGATGTGTCATTTAGTGAATACAATTTTGCTACTGAAACTAAACAATGGGATAAATATTCTCAAGGTTATAGTTTTATACCGGAAGATAAAAAAGAGCTTCTAAACGATTTTGTCCATAATGATAGAATCTTTTCTTGGAGCGTACAACCTATTGGTTTAATTGTTGAATATGTAGAGCAACTTATTTAAAGGAACAAGATGACGACAGAGAACGGAGTAGATCTCTACAAATACGGTAAGCTTACAGCTCAAGTAGAGGCTATGGAAAAAAAGATAGACAAGCTAGAGTCTGGCATGGAAGAACTGCTAGAGTTAGCTAATAAGTCTAAAGGTGGATTCTGGATGGGTATGGTCATTGCTTCTGGAGTTGGTGGTATCATAACTTACATAACAAGTCATTGGACAATGAAATGAGAGAACTCACAGTAGGTAAAAACTTAACAGCCGGTGTTAGCAACACTATTTATACAGTCCCTAAAGGCTGTAAAGCTATTGCTACGATGTTGTTTATTGCTAATGGCGGTGGTTCTACGGCAGGTGTATCTGCTGGTTGGCATGACGTTAGCTATGGATCTACCATTGTTATCTCAGGTTCTAAGTCTGTAGGAGCTGGTGAGTATCTTAAATTTTCTGATGGTCGAATGGTCATGGATGAGTATGACTATGTTACAGTAACTCCAGCAGCAGGTTCTACATTCTCAGTTATTCTGACTATGGAGATTCTACAAAACACAGCTTATCAGAACGGAGCTTAATTATGAAACAAGGTTTATACAGTAATATTGCAGCTAAGAAAGCAAGAATCAAAGCTGGCTCAGGTGAGAAGATGCGTAAGGTAGGTAGCAAAGGTGCTCCAACCGCTAAAGACTTTAAGGATGCTGCTAAGACAGCCAAGAAAAAGAAATGAAAAAAGACTCTAAACTAGCTAAAGCAGGGGTGTCAGGCTACAATAAGCCTAAAGCCACTCCAAGTCACCCTACTAAGTCACACGTAGTAGTGGCTAAATCAGGCGATGAAGTTAAGACTATTAGGTTTGGACAGCAAGGTGTTAAGGGTAGTCCTGACGGCTCAGCAAGGAATAAAGCCTTTAAAGACCGTCATGCTAAGAACATTGCTAAAGGTAAAATGTCAGCTGCGTACTGGGCTGATAAGGTTAAATGGTAAAAAGAACAAATAAAGCTTGACATTTTGAATAAAGTATGTTATAATATACGGAAATAAGGACTATAATGCAATATATTCAATTAGTTAATTCGGTACTACGCAGACTACGAGAGAGTGAAGTTTCTTCCGTAGCTGATAACTCCTATTCTAAGATGATAGGTGATTTCGTTAACGATGCTAAACGACAAGTAGAAGATTCTTATTCATGGAACGCTTTATCTGATACATTATCAGCAACTACAACTGGTAGTATTTTTAACTATGTTCTAGTTGGCTCAGGTCAACGATTTAAAATGATTGACGTTATCAATGATACTGATGATTTTTTCTTAAAGTATCAAACAGTCTCTGAAATGAACCGTTTATTCTTGATGACTAGTGCTGAAGAAGGGTCACCAAGATACTACAACTTTAACGGTACAGACACTAACGGTGATACTCAGGTAGATTTATATCCTATTCCTGACGGTGTTTATAACATTCGTTTTAACGTCATTAAACCACAGTTACCTTTATCTGCTAACTCTGACGTACTATTAGTACCGCATGAACCTGTTATCTTTAACGCATGTGCAAGAGCTTTTGCTGAACGTGGTGAAGACGGTGGTATCACTTCAGGTGAAATGTATGCATTGTATAACCAATCACTAGCAGATGCTATTGCTATTGAAAGTAGTCGATACCTTGAAGAAGGTGAATGGATGGCTTCGTAATGGCTGAACAACTACTCACAGGCTCGATCGCTGCTCCCGGATTCTATGGGTTAAACACCCAAGATAGTTCGGTACAGCTATCTAGTGGTTTTGCTTTAGAGGCTTTTAACTGCGTCATTGACCAGTACGGTCGTATCGGTGCTCGTAAAGGCTGGTCTAAAGTAAACACTACAGCTGCATCTACAGGTAGTTTTAGAGCTATCTATGAGGTTGTTAAAGATGACGGCAGTGTTGTGTTGTCAGCAGCTAATAATAAACTATACGTAGGTACTACAACACTTACTGAACTAGCTGTACGAAATAGTACTAATACAGCAAATTTAACTTATGCTATTACTGATGATAACTGGCAGATCAGTGGTATGCCTTATGACACAGGAGCAACACCTTCAGGTCATGCTATCCTAGCACAAGCTGGACATCCTATATTAGTTTATCATAAACTAGGTGCTGCAGCTCATGCTCATACTGGTTCTTATGGTTTACAAAGATTAGGCGATATTGCTACTAACTTACCTGGTAACTATACTGTTACTGATTTTACTCCTAACGTAGTGATGACTGCTTATGGTCGTGTGTGGGTCGCTGACATTGCTAATGATAGACAGACTGTATACTTCAGTGACTTGTTAGATCCGACTGAGTGGAAGACAGGTACTTCAGGATACTTAAACATTAGTGAAGTTGTTCCTAACAATGATCCTATTGTAGCTCTTGCAGATCATAACGGATTCTTAATTATATTCTGTGAGAAGCATATTGTAATTTATGAGAACCCAGTAGATCCATCATCGTTAACATTAAAAGATACTGTCACAGGTATTGGTTGTATTGCTAGAGATTCTGTAGCTTCTATTGGTACAGACTTAATGTTCTTAGCATCTACTGGTGTTCAATCTTTACAGCGTGTGGTACAAGAGAAATCATTACCGTTTAGAGATGTGTCTAAAAATGTACGTGACGGTCTATTAAGCAACGTCAATAGTGAAGTATTGAAGTACATCAAAGCTGTATATTATCCTACAGATGCTCAATACTTATTAGCATTACCATCTACAGGTTTTACTTATTGTTTTGATACAAGAGGTTCTCTAGAAAATGGTGGTGCTCGAGTTACAATTTGGAAAGATATTAAACCAACAGCTTTTAATTTAACAACAACTAAAGAGTTATACATTGGTAAGCCGGGTTATATTGGTAAGTATAGCGGGTATCAAGATAATGGTATTACGTATCGTTTATCTTATTATACTAACTACTTTGACTTTGATAATCCTGCACAGACTAAGATAATGAAAAAGATTAACTTAGTTGCTATTGGTGGTTCAGCACAGGGTATTGCTTTTAAATGGGGATTTGATTACACAAGTAACTATAATACACAAGTTGTAGCACTAGATACTTTATCTGTGTTTGAATATGGTGTAGGTCAATATAATATTGCTACTTATTCTAACGGCATGGCTCTTGACAGTGCTCAAGTTAACGCCGGTGGTTCAGGTAAAGTAGTTCAATTAGGATTTGAAGCTGATATTAACAACGCTCCTTTGTCGATTCAAAAGATTGACTTTGGATTAAAAGCCGGTAAGACATTGATTTAAGGATAAGACATGAGTAATTATACAAAAGCAACCAACTTCGCTACTAAAGATACATTACCTTCAGGTGACTCAGGTAAGATTGTTAAGGGCACGGAGATTGACAGTGAGTTTAATGCTATTGCTTCTGCTATTAGTTCTAAAGCAGATACAGCATCTCCTTCATTTACAGGATCTCCAGTAACACCAACAGCAGCTAGTGGATCTAATACTACACAGATTGCTAATACAGCTTTTGTTAAAACAGAAATTGTAATTGAAAGATCTGAAACAACTACATTAACAAATAAAACTTTAACTAGCCCTACTATTACAGGAGCTACATTAACTAGTAGCACAGTAAACGGTAACTCAGTAGGTAGTAATTCAGTAGGTGCTCGGACTGTTTCAACATCAGCTCCTTCTGGTGGCTCTAACGGTGACATCTGGTATAAGGTTTAATAATGGCTATCAATGTAAAACATGATGGTGTTTGGAGAGATGTTCAAAACATTTACGTTAAAAAGGACGGTGTCTGGACAAACGTAAGAGAAGGTTATGTAAAAGATAGTAATGTTTGGAAACTTTTCTTTATTGATATATTTAGTTTTTCTATTGCTTCTAATCAAACAAATGCTGATTTACGTTCTTTAGCACTTTCTGCTGGTTGGAATGGTACAGCACCTATTTCAGCAACAATTAATTCAGGTGTTTATTTATCATCTAACAGTACAGCAACACCAGCTCTAGCAGTTTCTGGTTCTTTTCCTAACGGAGTTACACTAACTAATAACGGTTACATTATTGGTATGGGCGGTAACGGAGGTAAAGGCGGTGATAGTGGGCAAGCAGGAACTGCTGGAACAGCAGGTGGCACAGGCTTGTTTGTTTCTTCTCCTCTTTCAATTATAAATAACCAAACTATCGCAGGTGGTGGTGGCGGCGGTGGAGGTGGTGGATCAATCTATTACCTAGTTGAAAACTATGGTTGGGCAGGCGGTGGAGGAGGCGGTGGTCAATCAAGCCTTGTTGCTAATACAACAGGTGGGGCAGCAGGTGGTAATAGTGCTGGCGGCGCAAGAAACTCAAGTGCTGGATCAGGTGGATCTTTTTCTTCAGCTGGATCAGCAGGTCTAGGAGCTTTAAGTCCTAACGGTGCTTATGGTGGCGGTAATGGAGGAGCTGGCGGTGCTTGGGGTTCTCCAGGCGGTACAGGAGGTCGTGGGTTTATCCATGACGAGTCTACATATTTTGGATATTATGGTGGAGTAGGTGGAGCTGCAGGTAACGCTGTCACAGGTAATTCAAATGTTACTTGGATTACTACTGGAACTAGATTAGGTGGTATTGCTTAATGAAGACACCAGTAGTCAATAGACAAGACTACACGATGTACTTAGAGAACTTTGCAGGTATGTTGTGGTTTCATACAGATGTACATAAGTGGTCTAGTGAAGTTAAGAAAAGTTTTATAAAAGATTTAGATACATTACAAACCCTAGTCAGTGTTCCTTTGGTAGCATTAATTGATAATACTAAACTAGCTAAGTTTGCAAGATCTATAGGATTTAAATACGAACAACCTATCATAGGTAACGATAATGAAAAGCATGAAATTTACAGTAGGAGTTTATAATGGGTAAGTTAGTTAGTAGTGTAGCTAATATATTTACAGGTTCTAAAGACACTGCAGCAGCAGCTCAGCAAGCATCAGCTCAACAAGCTGAAGCAGCTAAACAAGCAGCTATAGCAGCTCAGTTCAGACCTGTAGGAATGACTACAAGGTTTGGTTCATCTCAGTTTACTCGTGAGACTGATCCAAAAACCGGTATGCCTTATGTATCTTCTGCTTCGTATACAGCTGCTCCTGAGTTAGCTAATTTACAAAATAGATTATTTAATACATTCGGACAAGGCTTAACAGCAGCTGAGACCATGCAAGAACAAGCCGGTGCTTTAGGCGATCAAGCTACTCAGCTATATAATTTAGGTGCTGGATACTTAGCTGAATCTCCTGAAGCAGCTAGACAACGTTTCATCAGTCAGCAACAAGCTTTAGTTGGCGGACAGAATGAGCAAGCTTTGTCAGGTATTCGTAATCGTTTATTCCAAACAGGTCGTGCTGGCTTAGCTACAGGTGGTACTACTACTGGCATGCAAGCTACTAACCCTGAGATGGCTGCGTACTACAACGCATTAGCTCAGCAGAATGCACAGATCGCTGCAGGTGCTGATCAAGCTGCACAGCAACAACAGACATTCGGTGCAGGTTTGTTAGGAACTGGTACACAACTACAACAAGCACAACAACAGACTTTAGCTGGTGCGTATTCTCCACTACAGACTTTGTTAGGTTTGTCAGGAAATGTAGAAAACTTAGCACAGATGCCTTATCAGTTAGGTATTCAACTCGGTGCGTCTTCTCAACCGGGTCAGACTGCCGGTGCTAATATGTATCAGCAAGGTATGTCTCAAGCTGCTAACACAGCCTACCAAGGAACTGCTGCTGCTAACGCCGCTAATGCAGGATTCTGGGGTGGTTTGATGTCAGCAGGTGCTCAAGGTTACGGTGCTTATAAACGTCCATAATAAGGAATAGAAAATGGCTACAGTAGATTTATATAAAAACTTATTGGGATATGATCCTTATGAGCGTAGAATGCAAGAGCAAAAGCTTTGGGGTAATCTATACCAAGGTGCTCAGTCTCCGTACGAACGTATGGGTATTGCATTAGGACAGATTGGTTCTACTTTGTTTGGCGGTGATACAAGATCACAAACAGAGACAGCTGAGTTAAGCAAAGTATTACAAGAAGTAGGTAGTCAATACGAAGTAAACTCTCCTGAATACTTTAAAGCAATCGCAGCTGCTCTTCCTGAGTCTATGAGCAATGCTAAAGCATACGCATCACAGAAAGCTTTAGAAGCTGAAGGTGTCGCACGTAAACAAACACGTGAAGATATTGAGTTCGTTACTAAGAACCCTGATCAGTTAGCTACAGAGTTACAGACTCTTACAAATCGTTTAGAGAACAAAGCTAAGTTAGCCGGATGGTCAGGAGAAGGTGAAGTATCTCCAGAGATTCAAGCCAAGTTAGAGAAGACTCCTGAGTATAAAAAGATTATGCAGTTATCTACTGCAGGTCAAGAAGCTCTTATCGATAAAGCTCAAAAGGAAGAGAAAGAAGGTCTTACTATTGAAAGTCTTAAGACTACAATCTCTAAGAACAAAGCTGAACTTAATAAGATTGGTAATGACTTTGATTCAGGTACTCGTTGGAACTATGAACGTCAAGCTGCTATCGATACACTAGCTGCTGCTGGTTATGAACCTAATGCTAAATTACAAGGTGCTGATCAATTAAATACAGCTTTAGTAAGTGCACAAAAAGTAGCATTGCGTCAACCTTGGACAGGCGGTAAGAGTTCAGTGCCTCCTGCTGCAGGTGGTTGGTCAGCAACTGTTAAAAAGTAAGGATCTAAATGCCTATATTTAATGTTACAGCTCCTGATGGAACTGTGATTGAGGTTAATGCTCCAGAAGGTGCTACACAAGCACAAGCAATTGCATACGCTCAGTCACAATATAAAGCACCTGCATCAGCTACTCCTTCAGCAGCACCCGCTGAAGTACCTGCTATTGAAACATATAGACAAGCAGGTGCAAAGATATCAGCAGCGACTCCTCAAGTAGTTAAAGACGTAGGTAGTGCAGTAGCTAGTGGAGCAGGTGCGATATATGAAGCATCACCTGAACTAGTACAAAAGAGTCTAGCTAAAGGTGGTAACTTCTTGATGGACGCTTTAGATTATCTAAGCCGTCCTCTTCAAGGTGCTTTAGGTGGTGCTAAAGAGATGCGTCAAATTGAACGTGAGCAGCCTCCAGTAGATATGTCTACACCTTTTGGCATGCTTAACAAGACTATGCAAGCTATGACTCCTGAAGCTGAGAAACGTATTCAGACAGCTGCTCTTAAAGGTTTCAAAGGCGAAGCTAAAACAGGTCTAATTGAAGCTTTGCCTCAAGACTTTAGAGAACAGAATCCTATCATGTCTTCTATCATTGGCTTTGCTGGTGATGCTATGGTTGATAAGGCTGCTCTTGGTGCACCATTTCAAGCATTAAAAGAAACTGTTATCAAGCCTATCGCAGGTGCTGTATCAGTTCCGGGTAAGCTTGCTGACAATGAGTTATATAAAGCATTCATGCTACGTTCTAAGAACATAGACAAGGCTGATGAACTCTATGCTAACTTCCGTTTCGCTAGAGATAAGGCAGTTAACGAAGGTATTCGTGATGCTAAAACTTTAAATAAAGAGATCAAGGTATTGTCTAAACAGACAGGTATATCTGTTGATGATTTGAAGGCTAAGATTGTTAATGATATTGAACTAGGTCAGATTGGTGACGATGCTGTTGGTGCATTGGAGCAGAACATTGTTAACAAGTATAAGACATTACTTGAAGAACAGCAAGCTGCTGGTATTAAGATTGGTGACTTGGGTGAGACTTACTTCCCTCATATTAGATCTAAAGAGTTAGATGATATTGTTAACAAGCAAGCGTTGACTATAGCTTCTCGTCCGTCTGCTAAGACTACTCAAGCTTTAACTCGTGAGATCGATGACACAGTACAGAACATTCAATCGAAAGCTTTGTACGGTGATGATGCTATTAAGTTTAGAAATGATCCTGCTGTAGTTCAAGGTATCTATGAATTCAAAGCAGCTAATGCTATCGCAGGTAAGAAGATTCTTGATGATGTATCAAGAGAGTTTGGCGTTGATGCTGCAACTGCACCTAAGAACTACGTAACTATCCCTGAGATTCCTAACCTTAAGTTTCCTCCGGAAGTAAAGAGCCGTATTGTACGTATACACGGTATCGCTACTAACGATCAAGCTATCAACAAGTTCTTACAAGTACTTGATGGTACTACTAACTGGTGGAAGATGTGGTCTTTAGGTGTACGTCCTTCATATCATACAAAGAACACTATCGGTAACTTATGGAATAACTACCTAGCTGGAGTAGATAATCCAATTAGATACAAAGACGCTGCAGTAATGCAGTATAAGATTGCACAGAACAATCTAGACGGAACTATCTATGGAAAGCCAGTTAAAGAAATCTATGAAGAGATGGCTAATCGTGGTGTGATCGGTGAAGGTCAATATGGTGCAGACGTTGCACAAGTTATTGAAAGTAAATTAGGTATTAATCAACCTTTGTCATTTAATAATTTACGATCAGCTACAGAGTCTCTAAAGCAAATAGCAGGTAAGACTGTAGGTACAGAGAATCCATTACTTAAAGGTGGCTTTGCTGTAGGTTCTGCTATCGAAGATAACGCACGTGTTGCTTTGTTCTTGGATCGTGTTAAGAAGGGTGCATCATACGAGGACGCAGGTAAGGCAGTACAGAAGTACTTGTTTGACTACGGTTCACTAAGTCCGTTTGAACAGAACGTCATGAAGAGAGCCATGCCTTTCTATACATGGTCACGTAAGAACATTCCTCTACAGTTAGAAGCTCTAGTAACTACACCTGAGAAGATCAATAAGATTAATATCTTCAAGCAGAACGTAGAAGCTGGTGTAGAAGTACCTGTTTCAGAGGACGTACCTGATTACGTTAAAGATCAAATGCCTGTGTATATTAGTAACCCTATTACTGGTAAGTCAACTGCTATTCCTTTGTCAGGTATTATACCATTCGCTGATTTAAACTTATTAACTAACGCCTTTAATACAGGTAATAGACCTACTAGTCCTTTTGAAAAGGGTAAGATATCTTCAGCTGCTTCAACAGCCACAGGATCTTTAAACCCTATCTTGAAAGAACCAGTACAGTTGTTACTTAACTATGATTTCTTCCGTAAGAAAAACATTAGAGAGTTTGAAGGACAGGAAGTAGACTTCTTAGGTATGAAGATTGGTGCTAAGACAGCACACACTATATCTAACTTTATCTTGGCTAATGAAGTAGACAGATTGAATCCGGCTGGTATCTTCGGTACTCGTACTAAAGACGAAGTAACTGGTCAGATTACTACAACTCCAAGTATCTTCGGTAACATGCGTGAGTCACGTACTGATGCACCAGAAGCTGAGCGTGGATTACAGACTGCTACAGGTATCAGACAGATCAAGTTTGATCCGGCGGAAGTAAGCTCTAAGAACTGGGTTCTTATTAAGAAAGATTTAGAAGACGCTAAGAAACAAATCTATGCAGCTACTGCCAATCAAAGAACAGATCAGCAAAAGCAATTGATTAAAACACTAGAAGAGTATTTAGTACAGGTTAATCAGTGGGATAAAGAAGCTAGAGAATCAAGGAAGAAAAAGCAATGATACTACCATTAGACGCAATACTAAGCATTGGATCTAAAGTACTTGATAAAGTATTCCCTGATCCTGCACAAGCAGAGCAAGCTAAATTAAAGCTATTAGAGTTACAACAATCAGGCGAACTAGCACAGATTAATGCTGACGTATCTGAACAGCATGAGCTAACTGATAGACTTAAAGCTGATATGTCTAGTGATTCATGGTTGTCTAAGAACATTAGACCTATGACATTAGTAGCTATACTAGCAGGTTACTTTGTATTTGCTTTTATGTCTGCCTTTGGTATGGATGCTAACGAAGCTTATGTACAGTTACTAGGTCAATGGGGTATGTTGATTATGTCATTCTACTTTGGTGGTCGTACTCTAGAAAAGATTATTGATATGAAGAAAGGTAAGTAACATGGCAGAAGAAACTAAAGAATCAGCTAAGGGAGCGTTTATTGAGAAGATGCTCTTTGCACTTCTTCCACTACTCATCGGATGTACAGGATACCTTGTATCTGCATTAAGTGCTATTCAACACGATGTAACTATTCTTAATAGTAAAGTATCATTGGTAGTTACTAGTGACAATAAACAAGCATCTAATACAGGTGCTGAGTTAGCTCGTGAGAAACTAAGACAAGACTTAGGTATTGAGATTCAAAAGAATAGAGATGCTATCGCTGAGAACAGATTACACATTGCTATCTTAGAAGAGAAGCTTGGTGTAGCTAAGAAGATTAAACCTTT